AGCATCTGCAACCAACCAAGTCATCCTACCCAACAACTCAGCCTATTTCTTCAGCGGAACCTGCGTAGCTCGTGAGAGTGCCAGCGATGGTACAGACATGGGTGCATGGGAGTTCAAGGGTTGCATACGCCGTGAAGCCAACGCTGGCACAACAACACTTGTTAGCTCAACTATTGACGAGTTCTCAGCACCTACGGGTTGGTCTATTGCATTGAGTGCAGACACGACAAACGGTGGATTAGCTGTTACAGTGACAGGTGCAGCATCTACTAACATTAGGTGGGTTGCTACCGTACATACATCGGAGGTTACATACGCATAATGGGTACTATTAATTTAAAACATACAGGTAGCGGTTCTGACGTAACACTCTCTAGTGACGGAACTGACCTACTCTTAGACGGAACAGCTATTGGTGGAGGTGGTGGCGGTGCTGATCTGTACGCTGCTAATCCTTCAAGCGCTACTAATCCAACTGCCAATGCCTTAAATTCAGTTGCCATTGGTGATGGTATGACAACAGGGTCTTCAGCCGTAGGTGGTATTGCAATTGGTCAAGATGGGACTGTATCAGGTACAAATTCAGTATCTCTTGGTAAGTCTGGGGCTTATGGCACTGGCTCATTTGCTGCTGCAATTTCAAATGTAGCATATCAAACCTATGGTGCTGATGGCGATTACTCTATTAGTGTAGGTTATCGCTCAAGAGCATCTTCTTCTGGTGCTATTGCAATAGGATATGAAGCAAAGTCTTTAAATAATTATTCCACTGCTATTAGTAGGTCCTACGCCTCCGGTGCAGACAGCTTCGCAGCAGCTATAGCAAACAACTCATCTAGCTATGGTGCTACTGGTGCTAATAGTGTGGCTATTGGGTATCAGTCAAAAGCAGAGGATGCATATGCAATCGCACTTAACGGAGGTCGGGCAGATGGCAGTAGTAGTTTAGCTTGGTCGACAAATTCAAGGGCAAGATTTAGTAGAAGTATTGCATTGGGTTATAATGCTTATTCAAATGCAGATAATGCTATTGCTTTAGGGGAAAATTCTCGTTCTGATGTTAAAGGAAAGATAGCATTTTCAAACTTTGTTATTGCACCAACATATTCACAAGGCTCTGCTCAAAGAGGGCAATACATACTTGGTTGTCAAACCTCAGATGCTACAGCAACCACAATGACAAGTGATAATAGTTCTACAGCTGCATTTAACAATCAAGTTTTACTTCACGATCACGAAGCTGTAGCTTTTGAAATATTGTTAGTTGGAAGGCAAGATGGGACAGATGGTTCTGCTTGTGCGGCTTGGAAAATGATGGGCTTAATTAATCGTGCAAGTGGTGCAGCTAACACAACTTTAGTCAATAGCTCTACAACTGTTATTGATAACACCCCAAGCTGGGGAACACCTGCATTATCTGCGGATACAACAAATGGATGCTTAAAGGTGCAAGTAACTGGTGCAGCTTCTACAGATATTGCTTGGGTTGCAACTGTAACCACAAGTGAACTTACACATAGCTAAAGGAGAAACAACATGGCTATTCAAAACAACATCGCAGAAGGCAACAGCCAGTATGGCATCGCTTTCAACAACGCTTACTACCGCATCGTGACAGCGGCAATCAGCCGTCAACGTGGAACTGATCCAAAGTTCAGCGTGATGATTGACCTGTCAGCATATGCGACAGCTACACCTGGTGACGACACTCGTGAGGTGGACTTCAAGCGGTACAACGCAAACCTAGATGACGTTCAGGCTGCATCTGGTGACGCATTCATGGACAAGTGCTACTCTTGGGTAATGGCTCAGGACGACATGGACGGGTCTACTGCCGTTTAACAATTCTCTAAGTTCCTTATAGGGGGGTCTTCGGATCCCCCTTCGGATTAATTAACACATAACAATATCACGAGGATATACATGCGCAACGTCACTTATGAGGGTCCATCTACTCCCTTGTCTCAAGAATTAGATGAAATAAAGTACAGACAAAAGGGAGAGACCTTTGATGGTAAGGTTAAGCGCATTGCACGATCATTGTGTGATAGTGTAGAACACCAATGGATTCTAGAAGACATCATTGGTCTACAACGATTCCTCCCAGCTGGTAGGGTACAGTCTGCGATGGGTGCAGGTAAGCTTGTTACTGCTTACAACTGTTTTGTATCAGGTGATATTAAAGATAGTATGGATTCTATTATGGATCGTGCTAAAGAAGCAGCAGAAACAATGCGAAGAGGAGGTGGTATAGGTTATGATTTCTCTAAAGTACGCCCTAGAGGTACTCAAATTAAGTCATTGGAGAGCCAAGCTAGTGGGCCTATCTCTTTTATGTCTATCTTTGACGCAGTATGTCAAACAATTAGTAGTTCCGGTCATAGACGCGGGGCGCAAATGGGCGTACTCCGCATTGACCATCCGGATATCGTTGATTTCATTACTGCTAAACGTAATTCTGATAAGCTTACTGGTTTCAACATATCGCTAGGCATTACTGATAAGTTTATGGAGGCTCTCTCTAAGGAAGATGACAGCTTTGATCTAGTCTTTGATGGAATTGTACATGAGACTGTCTCTGCGAAGGAGATCTGGGAATTGGCAATGGGGTCTACATGGGATTGGGCTGAGCCTGGTGTCTTGTTTATTGATCGCATCCAAGAAATGAATAACTTATACTACTGTGAGACAATATCGGCTACCAACCCATGCGGTGAGCAGCCCTTACCCCCTTATGGTGCTTGCCTATTAGGCTCTTTCAACTGCACTAAGTATACAATTAAGAATAAAAATGATAAATACACATTCGACTTTGCTCAATTCAAGGAAGACATCCCCCACGTTGTTCGTGCTATGGATAACGTTGTTGATCGTACTATCTACCCTTTAAGGGAGCAAGAGGATGAGGCAAAGAATAAGCGGAGAATGGGACTTGGCGTTACAGGTCTTGCTAATGCAGGCGAGATGCTTGGATTCGAGTATGGCTCTAAGCCGTTCCTGCGATGGATGGAAAAAGTCTTTGCATGTCTTAGAGACAACACCTACTACGCCTCAGCAAAACTTGCAGAAGAAAAGGGAGCATTCCCCCTCTATCGTGAAGATTACTTAAAGGGTAACTTCATTCGTACACTTCCCGCATTTGTCCAAAAGGAGATCCGAAAGCATGGTATTAGGAACAGCCACCTCACATCTATTGCGCCTACTGGAACAATCTCCCTCGTGGCAGATAACATCAGTGGTGGAATCGAACCAGTCTTTTCACATTCATACGAGCGTACCATCCAGACTTTTGACGGACCACGTTATGACAACGTTAAGGACTATGCTTTCGCACGAGGAGTTGCAGGACGAAAGGCAGATGACATTTCAGTTCATGAACACTTAGCTGTTCTTACTTTAGCCCAGCACTACATTGACAGTGCTTGTTCAAAAACCTGCAATGTGGGGGATGATGTTACCTATGATGATTTCAAACGTGTTTACGAAACGGCATGGAAAGAGGGAGCCAAGGGCTGTACCACATTTAGGCTCTCTGGAAAACGCTACGGAATCTTCAATGAGACCGTGGAAAAAGAAGCGGAGGCTGAGGGCCAGACTGAAGGTGTTGCAGAGACGGACGGAGCGAAGGCAGAGGCGTGTTTTTTTGACCCGACTACTGGGCAGCGAGAGTGCTCGTGAGTTATTAGATTAAAATAGGAGGTAGCGATGCCACAACAGATTATACCAATCACAGATCTAGCATCAGCAGGTCTTGTGCAAGATACTCCTGCAGTATCGCTACCACCTAATGTCTTTTCAGATGTACACAATGTTCGCTTTAGGGATGGGGCTGTTAAGAGGTTCCCATCTGATGTTGATAAACTAACATCACTTACAAACGTTGTGTACGTTGCGTACTGGCCTTCAACACTTGGAGATCGATATGTAGTTATTACAGATAATGGATCTAACACAGTATTCACAGTGTATAATGATAGCTTCTCTGTTGTCTCAGCACAGGGTGGTGTTAATACTGGGGTGACGGGTGGTAGTTGGCAACACACTTTATTTAATGGTGGTTATCATATTATATTTAACAATGGTAACTCTACACCTGTCTTCTTACAAGATGATATAGTAGGTGTGACACCTTTACCTGGATGGGATTCCTATGCAGTTGAGGAAGAGATTAGTTCTTTTGAACATGATGGTTCTTCTGGATCTACTGAGATCAAGAACACGGTGCTGGTAAATCCAGGTGTAGGTAATACCATCTCAATTAAAATAACTTCAATACCTCGAAACACATCTAGCCCAATACACACAGAGACAGTTACTATTGACTCATCCGGAACTGTATCACCAGACTCTACATTAGCAGACATTGGTACAATTACACAAGTTGACTTTAGTAATAATAAATTCTTCTTTGTACCTGAGACATCTTCAGGAGGTGCTGTATATAAGGTGTCTGTAACTACTGTCCCAATCACAGCAGTGACAGCGGGTGTTGTAAGGTCTTATGGAAACCTCTTAGTTGCAGGTAACCTAAAAGAAACGGGTGGTCGTACACTCACAGGCACCATACGTACCTCTGATGTTGCTGGACCAGGTGCTATCCCTGAGAATTGGAACCCCTTTAAGAATGGTGCTAATACAGCAGATGAGTTTATCTTAGCATCTACAGGAACTATTAAAGACATGGAGGAACTTCAAGGAGTTCTCTATGTATACACAGATTCTTCTATTCACTCTGTTCAACAAACCAGCTCACCCTTCATACCATTCCAAATATCACCAGTTACAAATAACTATGGTGTTAATAATACAGGTGGTGTCATAGAGGTGGATGGTAAGCATATTGTATATGGAAGCAATGACTGCTATGTATTTAGTGGTCATCCAGGATCTATATCCTCAATTGCTGATGGTAGGGTTAGGAATTTCTTTAGGAATAACACCAATATCAAAGCTGTTAGATTTAATAAGTATGATGAGGTTTGGTTTTGGTCTAGTACAATTGTATACGTGTGGAACTATCGTAATAATGTTTGGACTAAGAGGGATATCCCCACAGGCACAAACTCCGTAACTCCAATACGAAATGATCTTCTTCTTTCTGCTCCGACTAAAGTTGTTGGTGTTGATGGTAGTGGTTATTTAACTGGAGCATATATAGAGCGTAAGCGATTAGCTGTAAGCCCTGAGTTTATGACTGAGACTGTTCATGGTATGGTTCTTTTATTTGATGGGATCTCTAAAGTTAATATTCAATATGATGGAACCGATAAGGTAGGTGAGTCTGTGGACTTTACAGCTAAACCCGAGATACCTTTTGATTCCTCTCTTGATTATAAAGCAGATGTAAGGTTTAATGGTAGGTTCTTAAACTACAAGATTTCTAGCCAACCATCGGATACGACTCTTGACTGGGATCTCTCAGGATACCAAATAGAAATCAGTGTAGGAGGCCGCAGGTAATGTCTATTATTAGACCACCTTATACTGGGGATCCTATTTTAGATTCTTGGACTAACCAAATAACACAAGCCCTTAACATGGGGTTACTCCCAGGTGTTAACGCAAGTGGTATTGGGATGGGAGGGGGTACGGGGTCTGATGGTGCTAACGGTAACATAACTCTGTTCCTATACAAACGCACCTCTACTGACACTGTACCTCTTGCCCCCAGTGCTGTAACCTATGACTACTCTAATTTAGAGAATGTAACAATAACAGCAAACAATGGGTGGACAGGTTCTGTACCATCCGGTGATGATGATTACTTATGGGTTACATTTAGATACGTCTCTGAAACTGAAGGTACCATAACAAGTTCAAACACTTGGCAAACTCCCGTTATTCTTTCACAAGACGGAGCGGCTGCTTTGAGTGTGTATATAACTACAGACTCTGGGACGGTGTTTAAGAATGCCGTAGGTACCCCTAAGATATTGACAGCCAATGTTAATCTAGGGGGTGTAACCCCAACACCGACAGACTACAATGGTTATGACTACGATTGGACTTATTCAGGTAGTACAATTTGCCTGGCTAATGATGGAAGTAGGACAGTCATATCAACCAATGGGATACCCAATACTGTAAATGGTTCTGGGGTTTGTGCCATTGGTGTTCCAGCAAACTCAGAGGATTCAGCTGCTATAGCTGCATCTTTAAACACAGGAGTTCTTAGACGTATTGTGCTAGGTCCTGAAGATGTAACAACACAAACAAGAATAGCAGTTTCTGTTAAAATAGGAGAATAATATGGCACGGGTAGCCTCTAATGAAATTACAATTACCGACATTTCGGACGGTACAAATCCGATTATAGCTTTCACAACTAACGCTAACCACACTTTTGCAGCTTTAGCCAATGGTACAGTCACTAACGTTACTGGATTCACATCTACATTAGTTGTATTCGTAGGTCAAACACAAGCATCTTATGTTAGCACTATTGGCTCTACACCGAATACATTCTCTATCACCAGTGCCGCATACGTAGGTTCATCAACTGGTTGGGGAACCCCAAGTAACAATAATGGTACTATTACAATTCAATCTATTTCAGCAACAGCTGCAATTAGTGTCACACTACGACTAACATTCGATGTGGTACCAACATCTACAACAACACCTGTTACTGGTCTCACACAAGATATTACCTTGTCTGTTGTTAAGGAGGGTGCTGGTGGTCAGGTTTTTCAGATAACACCATCATCACAGACCTTCTTTGCAAACTCTTCAGGTACTCTTAATGCTAGTCAGCCTAATAGTATTTTAGGTATTGAGTCTCAAGGTACTACAGGTAACATCACATTAGCCACTTCTATTAACGGTGCTGCATTTATCACTCAAACTGCTACGAGTACTGCTCAAGGTGGTATTGCTTTCTACGATGCCGATACTTCGGGGACTGTATCAACTACAGGTACCTTCCCAGTCACACAGAATGGTATAAAGCGTCTAGCTATTGCTCAAACAAACTTAGGTAATACTGGAAGTACGTTGACAATTAAGATAACAGGTGCTACTGGTGGTTCAGATGCCATCACTATATTTAAAGTTCAAGAGGGTGCACCTGGTACTGGTGCTATTATCGTGTCGGTAACATCTAGTGATGGGGTGGTATTTAAAAACAGTGCGGGTACAGAAAAGACCCTAACAGCCAATGTGATTGATGTTGATACTGGTGCTGCCCCAACCACAGCTATAACATACACCTGGACACGGGCCGCTGGGGCAGGAGTTCGTGTTACATCTCAAACTGACCGGACTGTTATATCAACAGGTGGTGTGTTAGCATCAGGTACAGGGTTTCCAGATATTAAGGTAGGGGCCGAAGATGTAACAACACAAGAGCGTTTCGGAGTCTCTGTAAGTGTAGCCGATTCTTAAAGGAGAATAAATATGCCAAGAGTAGCATCAGACGAAATTACAATAATGGACATAACAGATGGAGACCCAGCTCCTCGTCTTGCTTCACGGCGTCTCTTTAGAGCTTTAACAAATGTGCCTCAGACCCCCCAAGCTACTATTACATGGGCAACAAATGCTTTATCTAGTATCGAAACTGGGTGGTCTGAGACAGCCCCAACACAACAAGCGGCTTCAGATACTAGCGTCTATTTTTCGGATCTTTTATTCTCAGACACAACAGGTACAGCAACAACAACAACAGCAACTGGTACCTCACCACTTCCTGTGACTTCTTTCTCAGGGCTAGTTACGTTTTCAAGTGGTGACTTCTCAAAGGATGGTTCTACTATTACAGATATTGATGGTGGTAATATAGCTACAAATTCCATTATTGCTGCTACAGTATCTGTTGGTAATCTAGTGACAGATAGTTCTGCAAAACCTGTCTCAGGAGCGGGGGCTATCGTGTCATCTAATGGTGATGTTTCTTTTGGGGATTCTGATAAATACGTTTCTTGGGATACATCTGCAGGTAACCTCTCTATTAAAGGGGATATAACAAACATTGCCACGCCTTTCATAGAGGGTATTGCAGGGTCTTGGTTAATGCTTACACACAAAACAAGTCCTCCATATATTACAAGTTTAAGCTCTATGCTTTCAGGTGCGGGACTTTACCGTTTTATTATGGTTGGGGGTGGGGGCGCTGGCCAATCTGCCCAACCAGGCTTTACGGGTGAACGAGCTGCATCGGGAGGGGGGTCTTCTTCCATAGCTATGTGGACGCTAGATTGGAATGGTACAGATCAGTTGGGGGTTGATCTCGGTTTTGGTGGAGCTGTCTCTGGGGGTGATGGGGGTTCTTCTAACTTTTACATAGGTGGTACAGCCTCTACTGACATTAGGATCACATGCCCAGGTGGAGAGGGTGGTACTAAAGTCACGTCTGGAGATAATGTTCTAAATTCAGGAGGAGCGGGTGGAGCTATATCCTCTATTCAAAACGGTGGGCACTCGTCTATAAGCCAGACAGTGTTTAGGGTGGGTCATCGTGGAGGTAATGCTACTTATGATTGTGGTGTTAAGGTAAATGGTCAGACTACCACCCCAGAAAACGGGATGGCTTGTGCAGGTGGCGCGGGAGTTAACTTCCTTGGCATATCCTCAACCCGTGGTGGGGATTGTGAAATCTCCCTTGGTGCTGGTTCAGTTGCTGCAGCTGCAGGGGGTGGTATATTTGGGCCAGGTTATGATATTAACTGGGGCACGACTTCAACAAAGGGTCATGCCATATCAAGCACGTCTGCTTCCCCTGTTCATGCAGGTCTTAGAAGAGTCATGGATGTAGATGATACGAATTATGCTTTTCTCACAGGCACAACACAAGGGGGGCAGTCTTTTCTAGGCCCATACTTGGGCAATTTACCCCCAGGTAACTCTACTTGTGTCGCAGTTCCTTGGCTTAGTAAATCCTACACAGGTCTCCCAACTGTTTCTGCAGCACAGGTTGCGGCTTTAGCAAGACCCGCTAACCAACGAACGTACATGTCAGGTGGTGGAGGTGCTGCTTTCCTTGTTGATAGTCTATCAGCCAACCCCAATGGTATTGGTGGTGAAAATGGGGAGATATTTAATGGTGGTGGTGCAGGAGCAAGCATGTACTCCAGTACTTCTTCTACACAAACAAGAGCTAAGGGTGGCTTCGGTGGTATTGGCGCTGGTGGTGGTGGTGGTTTTTACGATGCTTCCCTAATCCAAGGAGACGGTGGTGGTGGTGGTCTTTTCATAATGAGGTTATAATATGGCTTGGGAAATTAAAGATATAGATGGGAATGTTCTTAACACCTTTAGTGGGGACAAAAGTGATCGTTATGTGGGTACGATGTGGAAGGGTGTCATGGTAGATAGTGCGGAGCAGATTGATTTACCCGCTCCTCCTGTTATTTTAAACACACAAACTGAAATACTAACCTCACAAGTTCAAGAACTATTAACTCAGGTAAGTGAGCTAAGAACAGAAGTAGAGTCTATGCGATAATTTAACTATTAAGGAATATTTTAAATGATAAGATTATTAAGTGGCCCTGAGTTGGCAGACAAGTGGCATAAGTTAAGGCCCTTAATCGATCAAGCATTAGAACATGGAGGAGGAGCTGTGACATCTCACGGACTCTTCCTGCAATGTTTAGGTGCTGTGGGACAATGTTGGATTAGACATGAGGGTGAGGTATGTATTACCCGCTTTGAAGAAATAGAAGGTAAGAGACAACTATCCGTCATTGCCTGCACATCACCTGGTTTGTTAGAATTCCTACCAGAGTGCATGAATATATTTGAGGATTTCGCACGTTTCAATGATTGCAAAAGGACTGTAGTCTATGGGCGCAAAGGTTGGGCACGTGCCCTTAAAGAATACGGATACTGTGAGACGTTCATAACGCTCACTAAGGAGGTTTAATATGGCTACGACAACAACAACAACAGGTCTTCCAGACTACGCTCAACCCTATGTAGAGGATGCTTTAGCAAATGCTACTGATCTTTATAATGTAGGGGCTATGGATAACGTTGCGGCGTTAACACCAGAACAACTTGCTGCACTAGAGAAACAGAAAGTGCTTGGAGGTACTGGTGGTGTCTACGATCAAATTGCAGCAGACAGTTACGGAGCTACCCAAGCGTACCGAGATGCTGCTGCTGGTACTGGTTTGTTTGGAGCTGATGCTTTAGGTAAGCAAATGACTTCTATGCAAGGCAGTATTGGAACTGCGGTTGAAGGTTTGCTGGGGCAGCAGAAAGGTCAGTTCTCACGGGGTGGTAACCTTGGTGGTGCTCGTGCACAACAGTCTATGGATTCATCTGCTATGAAAGTGGGTAGTGATATGGCAGCAGCTGAGCTTGCCAATCGTCGTGCATCTGCTTTGTCTGGGGCTGGTGGTGTGTTCGGAGCTGGGGCTGGTCTCCAAAGTCAATTCGGAGCTGGTGCTAACCTACTTGGGCAAGCTGGGTCAGCCATCCAACAACAGAATCAAAACGAAGGTGATGCAGCTTATCAGGGTATCCAACGATTGTTTGGTCTGTATGGATCTCCTGCCTTGGGAAGCACAAGCACCCAAGTAGGTGGAGGTAAGTGATGAGACGTATAATCCAAAAGTACCAAGAGGGTGGTGTGGTTCAGTCTGCACCTGGCCCTGCGGTGGCAACAGGTATCCCTCAAGGTGGTCATGCAGCTTCAGCTATTCAAAGTTATCTAAGTGGTCAGGCAGCTGGGCCTTTATCTTACACCGCTGGTCAGTCTATTGTACCTGATTACAGAGCACTTGCAGACTCTCGAAGAAAACTTAGGGAATCTTTAGCTGCTTCTGGTTTAGATGCAGCAACTCAGTCATCTATTGTTAATGAAGCAGACACTCTCAATGTTGATAGTAGTGCTGGTAATAAGGGTGGCACTGACTACACTACGTATGGTGGACATAAAGATGTTGCGCATCAGAATGTAGATGAAGCTTTTAAGGAGGGTGGTGCTGGTTACAATGCAGAAATGGCTGCAGCTAACATTTACAACACGGATGTTACGGGTAGGTCAGATTCTCTTGGTGGTGAAACAATATCACCTTCTGAACAATATGCACGATCTATGCTTGCTGCAGGCATCAAGGGTGTTGGTGGTGGGTATAATCAAAATGATCCTACTACTGGATTTACTGGAGCTGTTAAGGATGTCTATGGTAATATTACCAGTGGTTTAAACAACGCCATCGCTGACAATGCTCTTCTGTCTTTACTACCAGGGGCTACATTAGTTTCAAGTCTAGCAGCGCCTATTAGTACTTACACACCTGTAACTGCTACTGTAGAATCTAATAATGATGACAGTAGTGATTTCCATAAACAGATGATGGCAGACCATCAAGCAAGAGTGGCAGCAGAAACCAAAGCAATACAAAGTGATATGAGTGATGATGATTTTTGGGATGCTTGGGAAGGTAAGAACATGGGTGGCCCCATAGGCCCTCGTATTCAAACCTACAACGATGGAAGTGCAGGTGGTGTAGCAGTAGCTAAATCAGGTCTACGTGAAGATGAGATACGTCAGCGTCAGCTTATGCAGGCACGGATGCCACAGGTAGAGGCAAGTCCTCTATCAGAGATTGGATCTAAACTGGCTATGGGTGCTGTTGATAAAGGTATTGGATCTGCAGCCTCTTCTATGGCAGCTAAGGAAGGTCTCGTAGGCACTCTTGGAAACGCTTTAGGTGGGAGTGCTGTTACTGGTGCCGCCACTGGTGCTGCTGGTACAGGGTTAATGGCAGCTCTTGGACCTATCGGTATTGGTATCGGCCTAGGTAAACTGTTTGGACTATTTAACGATGGGGGTAAGGTCCCTTGCTCTTGTGGTAAAACACCTTGCAAATGTGCAAAAGAAATGAAGTCACCACTATCAGGAGAATGATATGATCGATAAAACAGATCCAACTAATAGGGATACTGTACCTGCGATGCTAACACCTGGGGAATTTGTCCTCAAC